GCATCGTTCTCTATCTTGTTCAAGGATTCATTCTGCATTTGGTCAACTCCCATGTCATTCAATTCTCTTCTGGCATCACCCGGAACAAGGTTCCCATTCATGGCAACAAGCTTTGCTGCCGTCTCTATAAGAAACTCCGGAATTGGCTCTGTGGTTGTCATCGCCCTGACATTCATTCTTCCCCTGAGTGATGCTTGTAGAATCAGCAAACGATTGTAAAATCCTGACCTGATAAATTTCGGCGACAGTGCCTTGAAGTATTCTTCAGGGGTTGAAGATGTCATAACGGAGAGAAACGGATACCTGATGTAATTGCCATCATCATCCTCTCCAGCCCTTGCTCTTCTTTTAATGTAATTACTCGTAAAAAGTTCAAGCAATGATCCCATGACATCTGTATATCTGATGTCACCGGATTTCATTTTCTCTAGATCAAAAGCACCTTCATCAGCCATGAGAAATTTTGGCCCCTGCATGACCTTTTCTTCAAGACCTTCGCGTGAACCAACCTTTGTTAACAATAAATCTGCCTCGTCAATTTCCATGCAAATTCTGGCATTGAGCTTTCTTGGATAATCCTTTCCATTTGCCGTAAGACCTAGGACGACCATGTATAAGTTGAGCTTAAGTTCCCCCGGCCCCATTACAGCCCTTCCGATGAGTGCGGAAAACATTCCGAGGGCAGAAGCCACAGCAATTCTTTTTTCTGGATACAGTGCATTTCTCATGCAGTAGTCAACATAGGTGTTGATCCACCCCGGAAAATCAATGGATTCATCGGGAATCACATCAAGGTACTTCTTCACCTTGATTTTGTTTTTTGGCTTGCCCTTGGTTGCCTCTTCAAAGAACTCATCAATCCTTTCCATATTGATGGGTTCCACTTCAAATTTCGGTGCATATTTTGCAAACACCGTGGCATAGAATGTTTTCCATTCCTTGCTGCCTGTGACCCATCCACGACTGGCACAGAAGACATAATCTTTAGTAAGCGGTGTGTTTGCGGGGAGTCGCCAGTCATTCGGGGAAAATGACCAGTAACGATCCAAGCCTCCGGCTTTTGCACCACACACCGCATTGGGGGTTTGTAGGTCTGATGAGTCTGGATGCCAGCAAATGTAATAGTCTGGCTTCACCTCAACAACCTTGTACGATTCTGGAAGGATTTCATTCCATGGAGTTTCTGCTCTCCACTGTTCCAGTGCTGCCCTTTTATCCGATTCGTATTTCTGAATAGGTTCAGGATTTGCCGTGACGAATTTCTTTAATGATCTTTCGTCATAACTTCCGGCAAACGCTAAAAGAAAATCATGTTCCTGTGCTGACAATGTTGGAATGGATTCCACATTACCATGAAGCATTTCGTAGGACTTTATTGTTCCATCGATTTTGCTTATCGCCTTGGAGCAGAATCCAACGACATATCCACCCGCACCCTTGGTTTCAATCAAAGGTGGTGCAACCATCTTTGTTGAACCTCTGGCCCTTGCCTCGGTAAGCCAGTTTTTGTTTCTTTCAGGTGACATCATTGCCAGATCACGGCATTTTGATTTACCCAATGGAAGGTAATAAAAAATGTGCAGACCTTCGGATGGAGTCTTCTCCACGCATCCCTTAAGCTTCTCTCCAAGCTCTGGTGTTGATGCACACAGTTCATCCAAGAATGTTTTGGAAAGATTTGGGCAATCAATGTCCAGACATTCCAAATCCCTGTTCTGATCTGGTATTGGGCCACAGTTAACTGCAATACCGGCAACTTGTGGATGGCTGAAATCAATCTCCATCTCTGCCGTAGTTTGCAGTTTGCTCCTAAGTTCCACTATTCTGTTCTGTTTTCTTATGGCTGGAGTCTTGTCAACTTTTGTGGAAAACACGCTCAATCCCTGAGAGCGAATCTTTAAAGCTTCCTGCTTAATTTCTTCTGCCATCGCCACTTCCCCTTTGCGATTTTTCAGATGTACGGATAAAATTTTCATTACGACAGGTTTAGCCTTCCTCCCTGTCGTAAGGGTGGGGGCTTATCCTTTCTCCCCCACCCGCTTATTTAGTTTTTAACAATTGTGAGAAATTCTTTTAATTCAATCGTTCTTTGAAATGTATACTGGACAATCGTCCAGAACCCCTTTTCATTCTTGTGTGCCTTGATGTAATTAGGTTTGGCAATCATATCCAGATAGGCACTGCTTTGCAACAAGCCTTTGTTTATAAGCCATGGATTTGGTGGTATATTCGGTGCATTGACTTCCTTTAACCATTTCATCAATGGGTATTCTAAGCCCTTTTTAAGCGATCTATAGCAGGTTATTACCATGCCCATGGATGTTTCATGGGATTCCTTTATGCATGGGTCTGCGATGGGATTTTTGCGATATACGGTATAATTCGATGAAACGATTTCATATTCCTTTACTGCGGTTCTCAGACCAATAATTTCGCCTTCTGTCTGGGTCGCAGATACTTTCAGTTCTTTTGGTTCTTCTGCCTTTGGCTTGAAGTATCCACAACTTGGGCAAGTTACTTGGCTAATCTTGTGAACGAGTTTGCAGGAGGGACATTGTTTATATTTCTTTGGTGGAAGTTCAATCCCATTGACATCTACATCGATATCGTCAATGCAACCAAGCCTGATTGCGTTTTCACCAAAGTCTAAAACTAGGCAGTCCTTTTTGTTTTCTGCCATGCGGAAACCTCTGCCAACCATCTGATACCAAAGTCCACGACTCATGGTTGGCCTCATGACCACTACACAATCCACATTAGGGGCATCAAATCCAGTGGTAAGCACAGAGACATTTACAAGCCAGCGTAGTTGTTTTGATCTAAACTGATTAATCCTTAAATCCCTGATTAAGGTATCAGTTTCACCAGTGATCATGTGACTGCTGTTTTCACCAAGGTCACGAAGTTTGTTCAGAATCATTTCTCCGTGGGCAATGCTTGTCGCAAACACAAGGATGCTGTTTCTTCCCTGTGACTTTGCTATGGCTTCTTGAACACCGTCACTAACAATGGATTCATTGGATACAGCGGAATTCAGTGAGGATGCCAAAAATTCTCCCCCGCGAACCTTTACCTTTCTCAGGTCTGGTGAACCAATGCCTTTGGTTACCAATGGCGAAAGATAGCCCTGTGAAATCAATTCTTTCACACCAATGCCGTAGCAACAGGTGCTGAAGAATTTCTGTTCTCCAAATATCAAACCACTTTGCAATCTGTATGGTGTTGCCGTCAATCCAACAACAAATAATTTGCTGTTGCGAATTTTTGCTGCCGAAATAAATCGTTGGTACATCGTCTCGTCATTAGGTGAAATCAGGTGAGCCTCATCCACCATGATGAAATCCAATGCACCAAAATCATCTGCCTTTCTGTGTACAGACTGAATGGATGCAATGGTTAATGGCTTGATCTCTTTCTTTTTCATCTTGGCCGAATAGACACCAATATTGTTTACAGGAAGATTGGTGCTTGCCGAAATCTTGGAACAAGTTTTGTGGGACTGTTCCAAGAGTTCTTTTACATGGCTTATCAGCATTCCACGACAGTTTGGATTACTGGAAAAAGATTTTCTGATTATCTCAGCCATCACCATGGTCTTGCCACCTCCAGTTGGAATGACAACGACTGATGATTGTCCCGGACAATCAGTGTTAAACTTAAACACCGAATCGACAGCATCCTGCTGGTATTTGCGTAGGTTCACTATCTTCCCCTTAATTTTTCAAACCCAAGGACATTATTGGTGTCTCCAAAATTGTCCTTAGTCTCACCGATCTCAACTAGAAACGGTTTTTCATAAAGCAATTGCAAACTAGTCTTGGTTACATCCTCTATGCCACAGCAGGACAAAAGCTTTGTAAGTTTTCTTCTGGAGTCCTGACGGAATCTCTGATCTTTTGCATAGATGTGAAAGTTGACGCTGACCACTTTCCCCTGTTGGCTGCCCTGCAAAATCTGTATCTCGCAGGATACATATTCGTTGCCAGCTTTTGAGGTAACCAACTCAGCCCTCGACACATGGGCTGAGTAGGTTCCTGAAGGGATTGGTTGTATATCACTTGGATCATATAACAAATCATCATTAGACATTATGCGTCTCCAAACATGGACTTGGTATTATCTACAGGCTTCCTGCGTTTGATTGGTGGCACTGCTGGGCGTATCCTCTTCTGATCCACTTTCAGTACAGGATCAGTGGTGACTGATCTCAGTATGCGAATGCCGTTTGCTTCTTCTATGATTATCCTCGATGGCGTTTTAGCTGTCCACAGGGCTATATCCAGACCGTCTGCTGCACATTCTGGGTAATCAGTGCCAAAGGCATTTTTCCAAGATTCTTTGTTTGACCATGTGGGTGGGAAGTGAAACTTTTCCACTACTGGTTCTGGATCAGTAGTCCAGTGCCTTGCCACTAATTCATCTTTTTCCTGAGTCCAATCGGTGTCCACAACCGCACAGATTCTTGTTTTCCAGAAACCTCTTGATTCGATCTTTTCAGAAAATGTTCCAAATACTTCTCTGGCAATTTTCCTGAACTGAACTAAATCCAAAATAGCATCCTGCTTCATGACTACCACTCCATTCGGTATTTGATGTTTAGATCAACTTTCTCTATGACCGGAGAGCCGTTTATGGCTGTTGTTGATGCTCCTGTTTCTAGAGAATTTCTTGTGGCCTGACATCCGGTCAAGCCACAAGCGAAGACAAGGTTTAACACAATCCATCGCATGGGTCACCTCCGGAATTATCATCGACAATTTCCGTAGGCAACTTTACTACAGTGGAAGGAATCTTTTAACATTGTCGTAGGTGTTATCGTTTCTGGTGCTATGGGTGATCTCCATGCGACACGACTGGCCTTTGACCGAATCTGGGGTCATCCTTTCCAGACCAAGGGCTTTGTCCAGAGTGGCAATGATTCCAAGATGCCACTTCCACAACTTTTCGTTTGGATGCCCATTGTTCTTATAAAGGTTAATCCATTTCTTTCGGCCTTCGAATTCACCCTCACAAACAGTGGCCTCGATGGTTATCCATTTTTTGCCATCCTTGTCGTTGGTTGAACAGCCAGTGATGGTAATCGGATAAATACCTTCAGGGAAAAGCCTGTCGTGTTCCAGAACCTTAGCATCTTCCTTTGTGAAAAATTCGTCACTCATGGTTACTTACTCGCTTTCTGTGAAAAAATTTCATTAACTTTGGAAACAAAATTGTCAACATTCATCACGCCACTTAAGCCGGGAATCCTGCTCTTTGCAGTCAGTCCTGACCTCGGAGTAACCGTGATAGTTCTCCGTACCTCATTGCCCTCCTTTTTAATTACTGGCTTACCATCGTCTGATACCATCAGATCAATTTCAATGAACCCTACGAGGTCTGCCCAACTCGTTACCCACTCTGCCATGGCTTTATCGGCACGAACCACAAAAGAAGCATATTCTCCTCTGGTAGGATCATTGACCGATTTCACCGCACTGTGGCACAGAAACCAAACACCAAGGTCTTTCTTTGACAGCAGATTGTTCATGAGTAATGACATCTGTGTCACCGATTCAACCAATCCTTTTCCGTAACCGCCACAAGCCAATACGATACTACTTGATCCAGATTGTGAACAAATATGCTGATGAAGCAATCGTTCCAAGGCGGTCAGAGAATCGATGGCAATATGATGGTAAGGAAATGATTCCGAACCAATCGTTTCCTTCGCTATCTCCTTGATCAAAGCGACAAACTCTGACCAAGAAGAAATCTTTACGCTATCTACATCCAATCCTGCAATACCATCTTCGACATTTATAAACAGAACCTTTTGCAGTTTTGATGCCAGCGTACTTTTTCCAGAACCTTCCGCACCGAAGATAACAGCCTTTGGTTTGTTCACGGAACTGAATCCCTGTGGTTTCTCAATTTTCATTCCTGCTCCTCCGCTTCAAAAGTTATTGTTAATTCCATCGCCTGTGAATGCGTCCATACCCTGTAAATGGTCACATCAGTAACATTTCCCATGATGGTTTTTAAACCATGCAATAGGATAGATTCAAAAAGATGCTTCGGGATATCGTGAACCGTTTCCACAGGAGTGGACTTTAGGGTTAATAAATCAAATTCCGATTCGACTTTTACACGGAATACATCGGCATACGGCCCGGTGATCTCCATAACCTTTTTTGGATATGATCCTAGTGACCATCCCATTCCATCGCACACGGCACGATGCACAATACATTGGGGAATCTCCAGATTGGCCTTAAACAGTTCGCCAGACTTTACGAATCCCAATCCTGAAACTTCTTC